ACTCGCTGAATGTTTATCGTTACGAATATCAGATATAATTGAATATTCACCAACAAAAGAAGCATTTATACAACAAATTGGTTCTCATAATGTTGGTACACTTGAAGAAATAAAAAACTTACATTTACATAATTTTGGTATATTTATTGAATTAGCTCCTGATGAAGAAGAAAAAGCAATGCTTGAAAATAATATACAACAAGCTTTATCAAAAAACAATATTGAATTAGAAGATGCTATTGATGTTAGGGAAATTAAAAATTTAAAATTAGCTAATCAATTGTTGAAACTAAGACGACAAAAGAAAATTGCTTTCGATCAACAAATGGCAGAAAGAAATATTCAAGTGCAAGCACAAGCAAACGCACAAGCACAACAAGTTGCCGCTCAAGCTGAAGTTCAAAAAAACCAAGCAATTACACAACAAAAAGCTCAATTAGAACATGTTGAAGCTCAACTTGAAGCACAAAAGATGCAAGCTGAAGCAATGTTGAAAAAAGATTTAATGAACCATGAGTTTCAAATTAACATGCGATTAAAACAAATGGAACTTGATACATTAAAAGCAAAAGAAACCAATAAAGAAGATCGTAAAGATGAGAGAACACGTATTCAAGCATCGCAACAATCTGAATTAATAGACCAACGTAAAAATAACAAACCGCCTAAAGCATTTGAATCCGCAGGTAATGATATACTTAGTGGAAGCATTGATACGGGTATGTTTGAACCAAGATAATATGTTTAACAAATAAATAAATAATAAAATGGCAATAGTAAGAAATGATTGGACTGGTAGTATTATGGGATCAGTGTGTACAGATGGTGGATCCGCTATCAAACCACCTACGGGTCACGTATTTATTGGATTTACTGTGTTAGCCGCAGCAACATTTGATGCAGCTGGTGGTTTAGTTGCAGAAAATGAAAATAATTATGCTAATACAGATCATGCAGCTGGTGATTTAGCTGATGGTGCTGAAACAATATTGGAAGGATCTGGTGGTGTTGAGTTAGATGATAGTAATAGTTTTCCTGCTGGAGTAACTATTTACGGTAGATATACTGAAATAGATGTAGCTGGCGGAACAATTATAGCATACATAGGAAAATAAGAAATTGTACGAGAGTACATTTATGTTTAATTAATTATATAATATTATATTATGGCAAAAGTAATAACAAAACAAGATGAAGCTCCTCAAGGCGAGGAGGTAAAAGTCAAAGTTCAAAAACCTCCTATGAAAAATTTAGGTGGTGATGATAAGGTGATTAAGGTTAATCTTGATCAACCTGTAAAAGAAACTGTAGAACAAAAAACTACAGAAGAGCAACCTAAAAAAGAAGATAATGATAAAGTTATTGAAGAGGTTCAAGAGAAAGTGGAAGAAAAAAAGGTTGAAGAAAAAGAAACTGAAAAACCAGTTTTGGAGGAAATTACAGATGAGAAGAAGGATGAGGAAGTTGTGGATAAAGTTGAAGCAATTGAAAGTGTGGTTGATGAAGCTGTAGAAAAATCAGAACAAACTGGTCAAAAATTACCAGAAAATATTCAAAAAGTTATAGACTTTATGGATGAAACTGGTGGTGATCTCGAGGATTATGTTAAGTTAAATCAAGACTATAGCAAGTATGATGATACAGCTATGTTAAGAGAATACTATAGACAATCAAAACCACATTTAAATAGTGAAGAAATAGATTTCTTAATTGAAGATAGTTTCACTTATGATGCGGAATTAGATGATCCAAAGGATATAAAACGAAAGAAATTAGCGTTTAAAGAGCAAGTTGCCAACGCTAGAACCCAAGTAGACGGGTTAAAGTCTAAATACTATGCGGAAATTAAGGCCGGGTCTAAGTTAAGTCCCGAACAGCAAAAAGCCATAGATTTCTTTAATAGATACAACGAGGATAGAGAAGTAAATGATAAAGCCGCTTCTGAACAGAAAACTAATTTTTTAAATAAAACAAATAATGTTTTTACTGACAAATTCAAAGGTTTTGAATATAATGTTGGGGATAAAAGATTTAGAATTAATGTGAAAGACGCGAACGCGGTTAAGAATACTCAAAGTGATATAAATAATTTTGTATCAAAATTTCTTGATAAAAGAAATATGATGCAAGACGCTATGGGTTATCATAAATCAATATTTACAGCTATGAATGCGGATTCAATTGCATCTCACTTTTATGAACAAGGTAAAGCTGATGGTATTAAAGATAATATATCAAAAGCCAAAAACATAAATATGGAACCTAGACAAGGTCTTGGTGAAATAGAAACTAGTGGAGTAAAAGTAAGAGTTGTTGAACCTAATAGCACATCTGGGATTCGTTGGAAAACAAACAAATTTAACAAATAAATAATAATTAAAAATGGCAGCAATAACTCCAACAGCGGGGTCGAGTCTAAATGCGACTCCTTCCCCGATACAGGCCGCGATTGCTACAAACTATCTTGATTTTCACGGAACAGGTGGAACTGTTACTGATACCACATGGGCTCAGCAATATTTACCTGATCTTATAGAAAAGGAAGCAGAAGTTTTTGGAAAAAGAACTATAGCTGGTTTCTTAAATCAAGTTGGTGCGGAAGAATCGATGGCTTCAGACCAAGTAATTTGGTCAGAACAAGGTAGATTACATCTATCTTACAAATCAACTGGTGTAAATACCACTACAGGTGTGGTTACTATTAGCGGTGTGGTTGGTACAACCGACACAGCTAGTTTTACAGCAAATGGACATTCGTTAAGAATAGGTCAAACTGTTGTAATATCTGATGGCGCAGCTAGTCCTTACGTAGTTAAGGCCTATGTTTCAAACGCAGGTACAAATACAACATGTACAGTAGTCCCTTATGCGGATACTTGGGCAGACATCGCAACCGCTGGTTTCGATAACACAAGTGCAAATATTAGATTATTTGCTTATGGATCTGAATTTATAAAAGGTCAAAATGGAATGCAAGGCGATCCAGTTCAACCAGAATTCAAATCTTATACTAACAAACCAATTATATTGAAGGACAAGTATGCAGTTTCTGGATCTGACACTTCAAGAATTGGTTGGGTAGAAGTAGCAAGTGAAGAAGGCGCAAGCGGGTACTTATGGTACTTAAAAGCAGAATCTGATACTAGAGCGAGATTTAATGATTCATTAGAAATGGCAATGGTAGAATCGGAAAAAGGTGTAGCAGCAGAATCAATAATTGATTCCACATTGGGATCAGCTGGTGACGAAACAGGTTCCGAAGGTTTATTTGCAGCTATCAAATCTAGAGGTCATTATACTTCTGGTATTGGTGGTACTTCAGCGTCTGACGATTTAGGATCTTTTGATGAAATACTCAAAAAATTCGATGAGCAAGGTGCAATTGAAGAATACATGCTTTATGTTAATAGAGACGTATCGTTAGCAATTGATGATATGTTAGCAGCTCAGAATTCTTATGGTTCAGGTGGTACATCTTACGGGGTATTTAATAACTCTGAAGATATGGCACTTAATTTAGGTTTCGCTGGTTTCAGAAGAGGTTCTTATGACTTCTATAAAACTGACTGGAAATACTTAAATGATGCAACCTTAAGAGGTCAAACAGCATTTAACAAAGTAGGTGGCGAAGGAACTGTAAGAGGTGTTCTTATTCCAGCTGGTGTTTCATCTGTTTATGATGAAGTATTAGGTAGAAATCTAAGACGTCCATTCTTACACGTTCGATATAGAGCGTCAAACATTGATAATAGAAAACTCAAAACTTGGATCACTGGTTCAGTTGGTGGAAACATCACTTCAGAACTTGATGCAATGGAGATTCATTTCTTATCAGAAAGATGTTTAATAGTACAAGGAGCTAATAACTTCATGTTACTTAACTAACATTATTATATAGAGAGTTAGGTGCTTCGGCACCTAGCACTTTATTTTTTTAACTATTTAATTATATTATATTATGGCAAAAGCAAAAAAAGAAGTGGTTGTAGAACCACAAATAAAAAAAGAAGTGGTAACTAAGAAGAAAAAAGTTACTACACCACATCTAGAAGATGGATGGAAAATACAAGATCGCACATATAAATTAAAGCGAGGTCTTTCTCCACTAACGTATACAGTAAGATCAAGAGGTATATATTACTTTGATGAAATTAAAGGATACGAAAGGGAGTTGAAATTTACACTTAATCAAAGAACACCATTTGTTGATGAATTCAAAGGTGATTCTCGATTAGGTCATATAGTGTTTGAAGATGGTATATTGTATGTACCAAAAGAAAAAGTAACACTACAAAAATTACTATCACTTTATCATCCAGACAGAAACAGAGTGTTTGAAGAACATAATCCTGTTACTATCGCGAAAGATGAGTTAGTTGATATTGAACTAGAAATAGAAGCATTAAATGTTGCTAGAAATTTAGATATTGATACAGCAGAAGCAGTATTGCGCGTTGAGCAAGGTAGCAATGTTAGTAATTTAACATCTAAAGAAATCAAACGTGATGTTTTGTTATATTCTAGACACAATCCTAAATTATTTTTAGAATTAGTTAATGATGATAACGTTCATTTGAGAAATATGGGAATTAAAGCTGTTGAGAGCGGATTATTGAATCTCTCAGTTGACAATAGGTATTTTACATGGAAAGATACAGATAGAAAAGTCATGACAGTTCCATATGATGAACATCCATATTCAGCTCTAGCAGCATGGTTTAAAACAGATGAGGGATTAGAAGTTTATAAAAACTTAGAGAAAAAGTTAAAATAAATCATTTATAGAGGTGGTCATCTCTATAGGTGACCACTTACTATAAAAAGAAATTATGAGTGTTAATATAAATACAGTATATACAAGAGTACAATCAATTGCAAATAAGGAGCAAAGAGGTTATATTACACCTCTTGAGTTTAATAGATTTGCAAACCAAGCTCAATTAGAGATATTTGAGCAATATTTTTATGACTTAGATCAGCATCTGAGAAGACCAGGTAATGACACGAGACATGCAGACACTGTTACAAGTTTACAAGAAAAAATTGCTTTATTTGAAGTGTTTGGAGAAAATTTAGGAAACTACATTAGTGGTTATACCTTACCAACCGCGGCACATAAAGTATCTACTATAGAATACAATGAATATGAATGTGAAGCTGTAACAAAAAAAGATTTTAGATT